ATGAAGAATATCTCGCTGAAAGAGGCCTATAAGGCGCTGAAGGCGATGGCTGTGGCGGAAGCCGCAAAAACCAAAGACGAAGATGGCAAGAGTGAAAAGTTGGTGTTTTATGCCGATGCAAAGGATGTTTAATGGACGATAAAACGAACGATAACTTGAATGGTTTCGTGGACGAGTATAACAAATTGACCCAGAAATACGGTCATCAATTGCAGGCGACAATAGAGCCGGAACAGATGGGTGCGGTGTTGCAGGTTCGTCCACGGCTGACTGTCGTGGCGGTAGAAGGTTGGCAGCCGGAAGGAAACAATGGCAATGGCGATAAGCGACATACCGAGGGGAACAACAAGGTCGATTAGTGTTGAGATCACGATAAGCGGGTCAAATCCTGATATTAGTGGTGACAAGGTAACGCTGACGATCAAAAGTGACAAGGGCGACGCTGATCCTGGTGTGTTGCAGGAAGATGCTGACGTGACGACATCGGGTGCAAGTGGCGTTGCTCTATTTGACTTGTCCACCACGGATACGGATATTGAGCCGGGACGATATGAGTATGATATTGTGTGGTATCTGGCTGGCGGTGATGAGCATGTGATCGATTCAGGGCTGGTGACATTCGTCGAGCGGGTGAGTGATTTGTAGTTTCTGTTCCGAGTTTTATTCCTACAGGTAAACAAAACCCTTACGGGCGGTGCGGAGTGTCAGTGAGTGAACCCCGCACCTGTCGGGATGTATCGGCAACATGCCGATTGTTTTTACGTGCGGCCCGTATCACCGCAGAACCAGATGGGGGGCATTGAGCACACCGGCGCATTGATCTGGCTACGCTTGTCCGTATGCCCACTCTGGACATTCCCCCGGTGGTGTATGTTTGGGCTACCGTATGGAGTACTCAGAATTAAGACAGATTGTCCCACACGGTCTCAGCAATTAAATATCGTCTTCAAACAAAATTGATATATCCACTTCGTATCGCGCTTCAAACAATTTGCGTCTGAGCACGAACCCTTCTGTCCTTGCTGTCTGTGGTGATTTCACATCTTCCACCACAAAACGTCCTTCTTCGTCAATGTAGGTAAAGTCTGGAGTATACGTGATTGCCGCAACTGCTTTCCCCGATTGTCTTTTGTACCCATCATGAACAACGTATGTGGGCGCGTGGACTTGCAGCTCTGAGATGTGTCCGAGATTACGCCGGACGCACAATTGATAATAACGTGTACGCTCTAACCCAGAGTCAAACTTGTATCCATCACTGGACGAAACTTTTACTGCTTTGAACTTGTTCCGCTTGGGTAGGGAAGGGGGATCGTCATTTTTCTTTTTTATCTTGACGGTCTTCTGTTTAATCTTCTTGTGCGTGGTCACGCTGACACCTTTCCACTGCTGCCTGGGCGCGGGCGTTCGCAATCGCTCTCGCTTCGTCATACGTGTAATCACCTAAACCAAATGCGAGTTCTTTTTGCAACTCCCCATTAATAGACAACCGCACGCCTGGGAAAAATTTTCCATTGTCTTCGTGGACATACGCTTCAATGTCAACAGTTGCCATCATCGTATCCATCTACCTGCCCTTCCCTGCTCGTTTGTTCTCAAATCATAGCACATTATTACTCATGATAAGAGTATTTATCATATAGTAATTGATTTTTCATTGATACATCCACCTGGTACAGCTCGTTAAATTTATATTTCATCAACGTTTCTTTCAATTCTCCATTCTTCAACACAATTCGGGCAGAATATGGATGGCAGGTCGAGCCTGTCCAATGGCCCAACGACACAACCTTTATCGACTGCCCGATTCAACTCCTCGCGTATACAATCTGCTTGGACGATAGTAACCGCAATCTCTGCACAGCAATTGCAATAAAGTGTCTTTAACATTGTTCACTCGCTTTCGATCTCTATTCGTGAGTGGCGCAATCGTGTGTTATCTTACCCCGTGCGTGATCCTGAGCGTGCCGGGACAATACACGCAACTGATCGCGCAGAGATAATCCAATGATGTCAACATTCCATCCATTGGCGTAGGTTTCCAGCACTGGCGCTAAATCGTCCCGGTCCAATGCCAGCACATCCACAATAGCTTTTATGCTTCGCAGATCGTAAGCTGTCGTTACTTGTTGCGCTGGTGGCATCTCACCATCTCCATCTATCTGGGAAGCTCGATATTAGGTCAGCCTGAATCTTAATACCACTAGAATAATGGGTCACACGAAATGGCTTCATCAAGCCGCCACCTTGATGTTCTGGCGGGGAACCGATGTCAGGCTTGAGTGCTGACTTAATGGGGGTGACAAATGCCTTCCTAAGTTGAATATCTCGCATCCGCGAGAATGGAGGAAGCAGGCGAGGGATCAACTCATTGGAATAATCGCCAGAAATTATCATAGAATCGATCATCTTCGTGAAACCTGGCAGCATCCGGTTTAACATTTCATCAAATTTTCGTTCTCGCCGCATATCAGCCAATATCTCATTGTCAGCAAACGGGCTGACACACCGGCAACCGTTCCCGCGCTCTTTCATGCAATGCACACAGACATATTTCCTGTTCATAAATCAAGCTCCTTAGAAACTAACTTGTTGTTACCGTCTAAAACCAATCTGCCAATCTATCAACCCCTTCGGCAATGTCGGCAAATTCAATTTGCTTGTTAAGATAATCCTCGCCTAAGAATCTGGAATAGGTAACAACTTTTCCACTCCCATCGTCATAGATAATCAACCCCAACGCATCGTTGCCGCGTCCTCGATCACCATCAGCGCAGGCTTCATTCCATTGGTTAATTATCTCGGTGAGTATTTCCATCCCAACACGCAGAGATTCCTTCAATTCCGCGCCGATTCTTTCAGCCTCATCACCCTTTACGGAACGCATCAAGTCAGCAATATTTTTGTTAGTTAGGTTTGTTTCCTCAATTTTTGAACGCGATTCCTCATCACTTAAAAATTGAGCCTTTGCATTGAGAAATTGATCTCCATGTGTATGCGGTTGATCTTTGATAATCTTCTCGATTTTGGCTCTCAAGTTTTTCGTTTCATCGTCCATTTTAATCCTCTTTCACTGTCGGCAAGTAGAAAATCGTTTATAGTTTCGTTGCTCAATCAGCGCAGCGCGGTGACATATCTTTGGCGGTGCAAGCGAACATTTGGGCAATTCTCCCTTGATGACAACTTACGCCGCCCTTATTCTGTTTCAAATAAAACAGATAATCTTTGGCAGTCATTGTGTTAATATCTGGCCGCCGGCGAGCATACACACAATTATCACATTTTCTGCGCTTTTCATAATTGATACACGTATCGTTCTCATCTGGTTGATACCAATCAGCCGCCATTAGTCACTCTCTTTCGCACTGTTGATTATTCTGGTTAGCCATTTGAGCAACGGGAGGACACGCTTTGTAATTGCCATACTGCGACCCCTCCACCAATTGCGAAAGTCACTCATATAGTCAGCAAAGATTTTTTCACCGTAGTCCATCTTACTCACTCGCTTTCTACCATAGTCGGATCGTAACCGTTACAATATTCCCAGCCGTCGCCAGCGCAACGATTACAGGTTACAAGACGATTACCATAATTAATCCAATCACACTCTAGCTCGTTTTCTTCACCAACACCCTCGCCTCTGCACTTGTCACATTTCCAGGCAATCACACCGGCGCATTTTCTACAAATTATGACATCATCCGCAGATTCTATGATGACATCTGGCTCGTGCTGACAAGTATTACCGGTCATCACTCACTCGCTTTCTGGATACTTATATTTTCCGGGTCATTTATCCATACCCGAAAACAAAATACCGCACTTTTCCCGCGTGTCTCCCGCCTTTTGAAATCGACCCGTAAGGCATTCGGATATCGAACTTCAAGTTCGCCAGTTAGCATTTGTCGCGTGTCTTCTTGACATTTCCCAGACGGCAACCGTTCAATATCCAGATAAATTATATTGTCCATAATGATAGTATCCTCGTTCATTTTCGCCCTCAACTCCTCTCGCACTGTAGATGGCAGTGCTTTCAAGCTCTGCTATTCGGGCAATAAGTTGGCTTTTACTCAGATTTCGCATTTTCTTTCTGTCTGACATGAAACCCCCATTTCCTCGCCGAATCGTATCGGCAGATAGAAATTATCTACTACTTGCCGTCTGATTTTCTGCTTTTATCCCATTCTAAATAATTCGCATATGCCCTATCATGGATTGACTTGTGGTTTGACGAATAATTCCAGTCAACATGCGACACCCACTGCTCATATCTCCATTCTTGCAGAGAATATTTGACAGTAATTTCACCAAAATGTGATTTGAGATCAATTTTGATTTTGACATGCCCATCAAAAAATTCACGATGGCAATCATCACAGACACCGCTAATCAGATTATCAAATTGCCAATGGCAGTTAAAACATACTGCGCCCATATTAACCATTTTAGCCCTCGCTGGATAGAAATTATCTTCTTATTTAGTTGAATATCTATTGCAGGCATGCCCTTCGTTTCTATCAAACACTTTCCCGCATTCCAGGCAGCGTGCCATTCTAGGCGCTCTGCCATTGGGGCAGTATCTTTTTAAGTATTGCTGGAAGTTATAACAAGTTGTTGGATCAGGCGGTTCAATGCCGCCATCCCCCTTCACCGGGATAAACATTTCACCAACATAAAATATAGCAACGATATTTTGTTCTTTGTCACTAATAACGCGGAACTCTTCTTTGCTGTCTTCCTTGCAAAGCTCCACAGCTTCGCCCCATTCAAATTCGTCAGCATATCCACCACTTGCCCCAGATACTGAAAATTGGTTCATTTCACCACGCTCCTTAGAATATCAATCACTCGCAGGTTGCCCGGATGTTGCGCCAGGCTTCGGTGATACGCGACATTAGCGTAAAACGAGTGAGTGTAAGATTGTTTGGATTAGATAGTTTCTCGCACTCTGAGTCGGTCACTTGTTCTGTCAGCCATTTGTCAAACGTCATGACGGTTTGCTGGTAATCTGGCACATGTACTGTCGTGTCTTCTTGCGATTGTTCCATCATTTTGATCCTGTTTAATTTAGAACCGCTCGGCGAGTGTCCACCTCTGAATGTTTATTCCCGCCGAGCTAACACAAAAAATGTAATCTGGGGCACTATTCGCCTTGTGCGGGATTGCACCTGCCCCATAGTGAGTGTGGTGGGGACGAAACCACCTGCTGCGGGAAAACGAAAACTTTTGGGATAAAATCTCGTTTGTTGTAGGAGTCCCCCTTTCATGATTAACAACGAAAAAGAACCCGCACAGCCACACTCATAAAGCGGGATGGCTGTCTGGGTCGGATAAGACTGCCAACAGGATGACGGCACAATCACACATAGCAATGTCCACGTCCCATCCCGCATCAAAAACAACTCAGTTGTTAAGTGCTACTATTATAACTCAAATGTTCCGCGCCGGGACTGTTTGTCAATCAAAACAGTCTCATTTGAGTTGGGCGCGGTGGATACCCCTTGATCGGCTTCGACAGATAATGTTTCCGTCCCCACCCTGATCCGGTGGTGCGTCTGGCTGCGGCTTCCCATCGTGGATTAATATGACCTAGCAGCGTACACGCAATATCTCTGACATCACTGTCACGGTGTTGGATAAACTTCCACAGAATAGCAGCCGCATTGGGTTCCCCCGATCTACCGATACACCAAATCGCTATTTTTTGCTCCAATAGATTCGGGCTAAAGATTGCCAATTCGACCAGAGATTGAAAAGGCATGTTAGACAAAACGTAGTCAGTCAATAACTCGACATGGTATTGCCCTTCCCATTCCTGCCAATCGGCAATCTCCGCAAATTCCCGTGCTGGGCGATAAAATCCTAATGTCGATACACCGGGCTTGCTATTCACTGCCAAAACAGGTGCCGGAATAGTCGAAGGTTTGCCAGCGATCCAAGCTGCAAGTTGTTCGGGAGCGACATTGAAGCCCAGCCCTCTTGGACCACGCCTACCGTTATATTCTCCGGTGTTGATAACGCACAGCATATTACCGTGCCGTCCGGCGTTTGGTGAGACAATCTCTATCACCTGTCCAGCGCGTGCTAGTTGATCTTTTGCCCGATAATCTGTTTTTGAACGCCCCTTCAACGGCTGCATCCCGCGTGGGAATTCCTGAAACATTTGACCATCAAGAAGAGGGTCTGTCCCCGGTTTATTGCCGGAGCTTTGCTTGTAGAAAAACGCAGTATCATATTTGCGGCACTGGGTACGGATGTTACGTGCCCACTCTTTGTCGAATGGTCTGCGCCCTGCCCCGCTCTCTGCACCAACGATAGCCATGTCGATGCCGGTGAGATCGACTTCGCCCACATCTCCGAGCAATGGCTCGAAGCTGATGAACTTAGTAGCTGCCGGTATCTGGCGCAGATAATCTATGCGCCAGGTGTAGTCTTCGTTTTCGACTGTTGTGCCCATCCAGAGGTTATCCGGCCACGCCAGGTATGGGGCAAGGTGCAATACACGCTCAATTCGTTTGGTCAACATCTGGAATTGCAGATCAGGACGTTCGTAAGCTGCGAGATTATGGACACGGTGAATCCACTCGACAGGCATTTGCTCATGATACTGGTCATACATGTCGCCGACGAAGACGAACGCGCCGGTGGGGATGCTACGCAAATCCTTGATGGAGTTAGCCCTCCACACCGGGCGATCTGCGGCATTGGCTGCCCAGCGTTTCGCCATTGGGAACATGTAGCAGTTCTTGCATCCTGGCGAGGTCTTCGTACAGAACCACTTTATGAAATTCTGGCTCCAATCTGTCCACGCAATTGCAGTTTTTCCCATCAGGCACTTCTCGCTAACTGTTTCCATAACGGCTCGTCATTTCCCGTCTCTGTTTCGCTGGCGAACTGTCGGACTTCAAAGCGCAACTCTGTGTCTTCTCCGCGCACATCGCTGAGGACGCGGCGGATGTTACGGTAGAGACGATGCTGAAGCATTTCTCGAACATAATCATTACGCACGGCAATCACAAACACGCCATCCTCGCAGCCGATCACCTGAGTGCCGCGCAGCCAGGTGTCAAATGTTTGACGATCAAATTGGAGTTCAAGCTGGGCGTAGGCTGATTCCCACTGGTTTGTAATCTGTGGATCGGCTTCCGGCAACGGTGGCAATTCTGGCTTTGGCTGTGGTGCCGGTGGTGTTTCTTCTTTTGGATTCGGCGCGTAGTCCTCTGGTGATTTGGGGCTGTACGATTTGATAAAGTCGTTCAGTGTTTGCCAACCGTTGCTGACAATATCCCAGGTCAGGTCCTGTTCGTTGTTTTTCAATTCGTCGCGGACAAAACCTGGCGGATTGTTGATTGACTTGCCTTGAGCACATTTGACTGTGGCAAAGAGGCGTTCCAATTCGTGGTTGTGGCGGATGGTCAGATCGCGCCCAAGTTTCGGTGCAATATTCACATCTTTAAGGGCATTGACTGCGGCCTGTTGCTTTGGCGAAAGCTCAATTTCTTCGGTAACGGAAGTACCTTTTTTAACAGCAGCAACATCTTGTTCGTTTGAATCCGTTTGTAAAGAGTCTTTACCGTCCAAATTTTTGGCCGGGGTAGTCAAAAATTTAGACCACCCTTTTTTGACCGCAATATCCTTCTGACTGCCATTCCAGAGTGTGACTTCTGCGCCCTGCCCCATCAACCGATAGATATTGATCTCGTTGGACTTTGGACCGGAGCTTTCGCGCTTGACTTTGACGATACCCATGTCCTCTAATAGTTGCGTATGGGTAATGAGCGCCTGTTTGCTTAGGCTTGTTTCCAGGGACAGGTCGTTTAGGCTGATTTCGAGTGTGTTTGTGTGACGATTAATCAGCGCGGCAATGGTTGCATAGAGCCAGCCAGTAGATGTCGTATATCCTTTTTCATGAGCAATCTTGCCCACGATTAGTTTGCGGGTGGTGTTTGCTATTTTGCCGTAGGTTGGTCCGGTGTAGGGTTGGTCCGGTACGATTGTGGTTGTCACGATTTGATGATCGACCAGGCACAACAGTGTGTCTGATGTTGCGTGGAGCTTCATCGCTACCCAAATTGCGGCGCGACGAAACACGTTTTTAACAAAATTCTCATATTGCGATGCCTGTATTTCTGTCGGAGTCTTAACGTTTGTTACCATGCGAATTCCCTTAATGCTTCAAAAAAGCGATTCGACGCGGCAACCAGGTAGCAGATACTCTCTATCAACAAGGTAAACAAATAGTTGACCCAGCGATGTAGCTGTGCTACACTGTGTTTGCCGTGTAGTATTGAGACCGCTGAAATCTCAATACGACTAAATATGAAATTTTGCCCGCTTTGTGCGGGTTTTTGCTTTCCATATATCATCGTCATTGATGACCTCACAAGTATACAATAGGTTTGTAGAATAGTCGAATCTAGTTTCATTCTCAGTCCTGTGTCATAGTTGGCGCGAGTTGCTGTCGAGCAAAGGATGCTCACGATCTGCCTGCTTGTCGAATGCTTTTTCAATCTCTTCTAGCCCGTGGTGGGGTTGCATCGTCTTCTTGCTGTCGCGGCGGAAGGTAATGCGTTCCCAGGGCTGGCTTACCTCGTTCTTCCCCGGTTTCCACAGTTTAGATAATGTTAGTTCTGGCACGATCTGCCAGCCACCCGCGAACCATTTCGCAATATCTGCGTCGTCATGGACTCCGGTAGTGACATTGACAGGTCGGATGATGGTTTTAACTTCCACCGGTGGGCGTTCTTTGAGCTTTATGTTTTCGGCGGTGAGCCGGGCTACTTCAGCTTTCAATACTGTCAGTTCGCCTGGTTCCAGTGGACGATGCGTTTTTAGTTTCTCCTCTGTTTCGGCACAATCCTCTTTGGCTTTGTCCCGTTGTCGCTCCGCGATCATCGTCAACTTTTGTTGTTGTTCAAGGGATTCAACGGCCTTTTTGGCTTCTGCCGTTAGCCTCTTCACAGCTTCTTGCAACTCCGCCACCTGGTCAACCTCTGGCGTGGGTTGCTCTACGGTTTCACCGTCGATCTCTGTGATGTCGTGCCATCGTTCTGAGTCGCCGTCGATTAGTTGGTATTTGACTTTAATCTTTTTACCGTCATCACTGACTTGGATAACTGTTCCGCCATGTTCCCCGATAACAACCGTGTCACCTACTTCATGCTTCGGCATACCGAGTAGTGGCTGTTGTTGTGTCTCATCCTTCGTTTCTGTTGTGCTCATGATTTTTCCTCAGACTACTATATAAACGGAATCTAGCCCGGACGTGATGACCTTACTCATGTCGGTGTCCAGGTGAATGCGCTTGCGAATAGGATCGGTCTCTGTAATTTTGTTAATCTTTTCTGGTCGCATCTTGTTCGTATTCCAGAAGGTCATCCCTACTTTCAAATCTGCTACGCTGGATGCCTGCCGGTCCACATATCCCACCCAATGCCCGTCATGGCTCTGGACGGCGCGAACTCTGCGCTTGCCAGCGAAATCCTGAAGCAGCACAGGTATCGGCTCTTCGAGCTTCACGTCTGCATATTGGATTTGCTGCTTGTTCTTGATGCGCCTGGTTGTTACCATCAGTCGTACATCCTCGTTGTAAATAATTAAACGTACCTGTTGCCCATCGAATTGCCCCCATGCCTCCCATTTACCGAGGCGAAGCATGGATACCCGATCAATGTCAATGATCGGGTATCCCGCGTAGCTGCTGGGGGCGTTCTAAAAAGGAATATCAGATTCCCCTACTCCGGTCATCACGTTATAAGCATCATCGCCCTTCCCTATTTGCTGGTGTTTGATGCTTATGGGTTTGGTCGTCCTGCGCCACTCAGTTGTCTCTGTTGCATCTACGTATTCGCCGAGCTTGTGCAGATGATAATTATCTGCGCCGATCCATGTCTTGATGTTGCTCAGTAGCCCCATTCCGCGAATGATCTTGCTGGCAGTATCATCGCCTGGCTTCTTGTCGGCGAATTCCAGATATGTGCTGCCATTAACGGCGCAGCGCACCCAATCGCAGGTTGTGATTGCAGATGTCGGTTCTTCGGTTGCCTCCGGCTGGTCTTCCTTCGCTTTGTGTTTGGACGGTGGCAAGGTTGACATCTCGGAACCAGTAGGCGAAGAGCTTGTCAATGCGGTCTTTTGTCCACTCTGGTTTGCTCCCGTTCTTCCCGGCTTTTCCGGTAGTCATAGTAGTAGGCTGGCTTGCTGGCTTGATCTGGCGGGGCGGTGCCACAACGCCATCTGTAATCCAAGCGTGGATGATTTCTGTGACCTGGGATGTGTCGGTGAATGTATCGCCAATCTCATTAAGAGGAATGCAACGTGATTTTGATATATTCATTGTGTGCTGCTGGTCAAGCTGAACAGCTACATCGAATTCGTATTCGAGATCATTGGATTGCACCACACCAACACCGGCTTTACGAACCTTTGCTTTGCCGTTTGCACCGGTTTCAATTACCCACTCTGTTTTTGAGCGCATAGTGCAAATTAAATGCACCTGTGAATGGAGTATGGCTTCGACGAGTGCTTGTTGTGCCGGTCTGCCTGCAATCCAGCCGGCTGCACCGTTCCAGGGGTGAGACAGGGAGTCGATGACGAGCACTGTGTAACCGTGTTCGTGGGCAAGCCTGATCGCCTCAATAAATTTCTTGGGGCTGTAATTCCCTTCCATGTCGTACACATCAAAGTCGAATATGTCTGCATAGCGGCGTGCAGATCGCCCTTCTGTGTCGATGACGGCCACTTTCCCATCTTCCAATGCAGCGAGTTTGGTCGCCAATTCTAGTGCCGAATAGGTTTTTCCTGAGCCAGATGGCCCGGAGATTGATAGCCTCAATTTAACTTTTTCCTTCACTGCCGGGACAAAGGGATTAGGTTTACTGCTATTTGTTGCCATTTGTGATATACTCCTTAGTGACGGGGTTAGCTTCCGAAGGAGCACCCGTCAAATTAGCCCGCAGTGACTTGATTACGAAATTCCTCATTCGGATGTCGAGCTTGTCCTTATCAAAGCCTGGCTCTTCCATACGGTGTCGATCATCCTCATACCAATCGGCGCGAGGGTCATCCCTCCGTTTGAAGTCGCCGGTGACAATGCCCCGCGCAATTGCCTGCAATGTTGCTGTCAGACAATCGTAATACTCGCTGTTGCATTTTGTTTTGATGTTGCTTGGCGCGATGCCATCTGCGATTGCCAGATCGTATGCGTGCTGGTAGCCGTCGATTGCTACCTGGCGCTTTTCTACATCGTTGTTCTTGTTGGCTTTGGCAATGCACCGCAGTGATGTCTGGACACTGGCGATGTGTGCCGCCTTGCATTTCTCCTGCAAGGTATCGGGCTTGACTCCGGCACGAACTGCCCGCCAATGACGGTCTTTGTAAGTCTCCAGTGCCAATACGAGAGCGCCCTGATCGTAGTCCTTGATGGCTTGTTCGATGGATTGGATACTGACCAGCACGCAGGCGGTGAATGCCACGCTGTCTGTTACTCTCAGATTAAGGGCCGGTTGATGCGGCGGTTTGATGTCTATTGCTTGTGCTGCGACCATAGTTGCTCCTACCCTCTTTTGTTGTGGAATGCCACGCCGGGCGTTCCTTACTAATGAACGTTGGCGGCACGATAGCCGGATTTGTCTTGGTTGACATGTGTGTGGACGTTGCCGGATTTTATAGGAATTACAAACTATTTTTTTATGTAAGGCTAATCTTAACGTGTTATTATCTGTCGCAAATGAGGACGACGCTGTGTCTCGTGAGAATTGAGCGACTGCCCCGGTAGTTGTGACGTTTTTTTGTTGCTGGCTTTGTTTCGGTATGATCTTGGTCGAGAGTTCCGATACATTGCCATTGAGATCGGTGTTGCCCTCATTTTGATTCTTAGGTGGTGGATGGTGCGATAAGAGATGTCGCTCCTTTTCAAGCCACTCCACTTCGTCAAGACAGTGGGGGCAAACAAATTTGCTCGTGCGGATATAATGTGGTGGCGATTCTATCTGTGGCTCTATGCTGACAGTGGGCGCAGTGCATCGCACACCCACACGGTCATCGTAGGTTGGATAACCGAAGTCCCTGATAAACTTGTGCCAAGCGCGTGTGCGTCCTGCCGCTCTGCCTCCGAGGTGTCTACGTAAAGACCCGTTTGTTAATGCCATAATTGTTTCAAAACCTCAAAAAATATCTCTTTCGATGTTTAGATTATAACACTCTTTTGTTTCGAAACAAAAGGTTTCTATGTATTCTAACCATATTGTAACATTGGGTATGGTACGCCATGCCCCTACGTTTTAGGTGGCATCTTGCGTTTGTAATTTTTGGCGGAGTCAGGGTCGATGCGCCATTCACCGCCACCTCTGCCCATGCTTCCAACTTTAGTTGCACGCAACCTGTCGTGGCTACATAGATATACAACCGCAGATGTTGACATGTCGTGCATTTCGGCAACCTGGGCGGTGGTGAGCCAAGTTTCGTAGATGACACCGATGGCTGGGAGATCGTCATTTTGTTGGGCGGGCATAATCAAGCCTTTCTGCGAAAGAGAATCGAAGACATTCTCTACGGGAATTAGGCTTGATTTTAGTGGATTTTGCATGGTTGTCGCTATGAAACTATCTTGCTGCATATTCCGCTCTTTCGTTCTTTGAATTTTAGTATAGCACATGTGTTCATTATTTGTAACAAAGGTTTGCGAATTATAACGATTACCACATGCAAACTGTTGTTTGTGTTACTCAGGCGATTGTTGCTGCCCTTGCATAGCAGCCAGCATCTCGGCGTGTTTCTTTTCTTTGTCGATCCCAACGCCGTTGCGCCAGCCCAATAATGCAAAGAGGAAGAAGAACGGCATCGTCATGCAGAAGATCATGCTAACTCCTAGGCCGGTCCCAATGTCTGCTCCGACCTCATATGCCTCTTGTTGCGCTGAGGTGCGGGATTCGCTGCCTTCGGTTTTTGTTTGTTCATTAATATCACCTGCTGCCGACATCCAGGCGGCCATGAGTAATAGGGTCAATACTGCTAATGTCCAAAATAACCGTTTACGTAATTTCATAAGCTCCTCCGTTGAGCGATGAATATGTTAAAAGTATAGCACAAAAATACAAAATAATAGTGAACGTATGTTTTGGATAGGGTTTGGGTTGTTGGACGAACTATTTTGGAATTCGGAAATAATTCGTATGTGCTGTAAATTCACCAAAGGTTCCTTGATATAATTAGGTTGGGCAAGGCGGCATTGCTTGCCCTGCCTCGTGATACTGTGGAAGGTGAACGAGGTTGTGCGTAGGTAGGCCGCTTTGCCCACCTGGACATGCTACGATCTGTTGTTTAGGTAGTAATGAAGATTGTAGCATGTTCTGCTGTTTCCTCACGTTCTATTTTAATTTCAATCTGGTTATAATTTCGGTTCACGTTGGCACAATGGTAAGTAATCTATCGTAATAGTCGCCTTCTGTGAGTATTAATAAATGAGTGACGCTAAGTTAATGCCATGAATTAAGTGGAATAATAAGATTAATTTGTTGGATTTCACCATGTTGTTAAGAGATGACCGTCGTGGATATTTGGGTGAATAATGGTCGAAAATCGGTTATAATATGATTACAATAAAAAACGCCCTGGTGGACAGGGCGGCAGGACGGCGAAGGGCGCGTCTTGCGAATACAGTATAATCTAAAATGTTAAAACTAGCGAAGGGAAAACTTATGGCTCGGCAGCAACGAGTGATTGGCGTTACCAATCGTAAGGGTGGCGTAGGGAAAAGCACTATTGCCACACATGTCGCGGCAGGACTGGCGACCAAAGGTTTGTGTGTCGGTGTTGTTGACACTGATAGTCAGGGCAACGCCAGCATGATGCTAGGGATGGAACGCAGAGACGATCTGTATGAGTTGTTAGTCGATGGTAAGCAATTGTCAGATGCTGTCCAGCATATCCCCGGCAGCCAGTACAGCACATCAGATAACCCGTCTCTTGGAGAATTGTTCCTGATCTCATCAGCCGACAAGACCGCCAAGATACCGTATGATCTTGATCCATCGCAGGTCTTCACTTTGCTAGAGGCAATTGACGATTTTATTGAGCAGTACGATTTAGACACTGTAATCATCGACACTGCGCCTACCCTCTCGGTGTTTGATGGCGCTATCTATATGTGCATAGATGGTTTCCTTTATGTGACCGAATGTGAAAAGTATTCATTAGACGGCGTTCAAAAGGCGGTCCAGCAGATGCTTGGATTCAGCCGCAGCCGCGAACGTTATCTGGGACATGGTAGTGAGGTCATCGGGATTGTCCCGAATAAGATGTCTGCCCGGACTGTACTTCACCGGCACAACATCGCGCAACTTGGTCAAGCGTTTATTGGTTTGACCTGGAGTCCAGTCACGCTGAGGATCGCCTGGGCTTCTGCGCAGAACCTGGATGAATTAGTTTACACGTTCGAGCCGACCAGCCAGGCAGCAGCAGACGCATGGGCGCTGACGGATAGAGCATATGAGGCGCTGCAACAATGGCAAATAAAAACGACAGGATAAAGGGCAGCAAACCTCTCGGCGATGTGGATTTCAATTCTCTATTGGCTGACATGACAGGTGATAATAAGTTAGCCGAAATTCCTGATGGCGCATTAGTGCCAGTGGACGATGGGTATCAGCTTGGCCCGTTCCTGTTGACAGAGATCGGCGTAGCGATAACTCCCGAAACTACCCATGATAACTGGGAGTTGTTAGGCCACGCATTACGCTCAATGGAAACGTCGATTAGCTGGCTGGTCGGGGACTGGGTTAATTTTGCGCTGGATCATTTCGACTATGAATACGAGCAACTTGCTGACGCTTTTGGGCTATCAATTGAGACGCTGTACACCTATGCCTCAACGTGTTCAAAATTCCCAATCTCGATTCGGAATCGAGATTGTAGTTTCGGGCATCATCGCATTGTTCAAGGGATGGAAAATCGTTGGGCAAATCACTGGCTACAGAAGGCGATTGAAAGCGGTTGGACAGTAAAGCAGCTATCGGAAAACATCAAAAAAGAGAAGCGCAAACGAACTGGCAAGATTACGCTATTAGTAGACGATCCGGCGCTAAAAACGGGAAAAAGGCTGTTTTCTAAGCAAAAAGAGACGCTTTTGGTGCAAAAAATGAAAGAATTGGCGAAATTAAAGGATGGCGTTACCGGGGCAGGGCAGGGGGCAAAGCAACAAATTCACGATATGTTGTCGGAGATACGAGAGTTTGTCGAGTCTCTGGAACAGATTGTCGAATAGCATTCCACAACCGGATTAATCATGGGAGAATTTCATGCGAAAAAAGTTCCCATGAAATCACACATCGGGCACCCCAAACACATCAACATTCTTGCGCGCAGGCAGAAAACAGCCGCGCTCTTTTATTGCCTGTTTCGCTAACTCCGCAGTGAGTGTCGGCTGCCGAACCGATACCTTCTCTGATAATTTGGTAAGTTGCTCATCGGTCAGTTGAGCCGTGTCTAGTTGGTAGCATTGGAGATGTTGCCCGTCGATGACCTTAGTCTTGATGATGGTCGATTTGATGGGTGTATACTTCCCCAGGATTGTCGTGAGCTTTGCCGGTGTTTTAATGGATGTAGGTATTGGTTTGGACATTCGGATATGCCTTTCTTATTAGCTCGTCAAGTTGCACCGCTTGGTATTCTTTGTTTGATACATACCCTGCACTGCGCTTTCGGACTTTGATCCAGGGCATGGCGTGCGTGCTCAAATAAACTTTCTTAGTCTTGAATGTTCTGGCGTAGTTGTAGACTGCCAGTGTCTCGGCTGATCTCCCATCCCAGACGCAGACGATTGTATCTGCTTGCTGTACCATGTGCATATCGCGCAGGTGCAGGCGATCAGGCTTGCCCACGAACTGTACCAGGCGGGTATAGTTTTTAGTCGATGCACCGTTCCTGGGGCGTATGTTCACCCCAAAAAGTCTAATAGGTATATCCATCATGGCGCATAGCCTGGCGATGTCTGAATCTGTGTCGGTACCGTCGCCGGTGATGACATGTAGGTCCTTATATTTCGCCCTGCCGACCCATGTTTGGACTTTGCGAACGCCCTCCTCTGGCAGATCACCGGCCCCGTAAATGAGCACTGACTTCTGGAATATTGGAAGCGGTAATCGGAGTTGTACGGGTGGTAGGTATTTAGGTAAGAATATACTCAATGCGTCCTCCTACGTTGATGAACTATCTCGCCGCCGTCGATCCCCTGGATGCCGATGTGTGTCGCAATTTTCAATAGTACATCTTTGGCAATTTGCCGGTGGCAGAATGCGTCATGTGGGCAATAGCATTTTAGAGTGATGTCGGTTTTCAGTACGCCGTGAAATAACTCTTTGATTTCTGGAAAACGGTAGCGGTGTCGGAGCAGGTTCAAATATTTTTCGGTGTATTGGTCATCGGTTATCTGCCCTCTTTTGATGCCGTTGACCATCTCCCAGGTCGGTGCGAGTGCGCGTCCTATAGGCGTGTTTGCTGACTTGATCGTGATGTCGATTGAGTTGTCGCTGTCGATCCTCATCTGGGCGGTGTAGATGGTAATCACGGTGATGTCCTCGCTTTGTAACGTGTATCCATATTATAAGCCAGTAGCACGGGGAAAAGAAGAAGTCCGAGAAATGTGGCTCGGACTCTTCTGTCACGGGGGTTAAATGATACTGAACGTCCCAACATTACATCGGGGAAGGCATAGTGTCGTCCTTTCGGCTTATCTTATGCACATTTAACAACGTTCTAAGTTAACCCAGTGTAGCACGGTTGTTCGGAAAAAGGAACAACCCACACTCACAGCAGTCGCCGATCATATGCTACCACGACAATTTTGGGTGTCTTGATATTTTGTTCCTCTAGGCGTTTGTACGGGCGCACTGTTGATGCACTGTAGGTGCCGGCAGCCGTATGCTTGCCAATCTGCCTTAACTTCCGGCGATCTATCTTGCCGGAAGTTTGGTCATTGGCTATGAACGTTTCCGCGACCTGTTGAAATGTGTGTGTTAGTTGCCTGGCGACGGACTCTGAGTTCTGGTTTACGATTTGCTTTGAAAGCCGTGACCAAAAGGATATGTTTTTGAAGAAAACCGGCTGGCAGAATCTTGGTAATAAGTATATAGACGGGACTGATCTTGCCCGACATATGGATATTGAGTTACCAACCGTCACACTTGCCAACCGTAATGCTGTCAAGCGAAAAGACAAAAAACTATCAAAATTGACCACCATAAAACGTAAATAGTAGTCAAAACGAACTGTTGTGCTATACTTTAGCTGTGCATGTAAGTATATGCACAGTCTTTCGTTAAGCATAAGGAGCTTTCTATATGAACGTTTTAGGACGTGTTGGTGCTGGAGTCCGGGCCGTAGGCCGCGGGGTTCGTCGTGCTGTGGGACGTGGTAGGTCTCGCTCAAGTAACTCCTAATCCTTATGACGGGATTTAGGGCATGGGGGGTGGCTTGTTCAGCCCCCGTCCTGATTGGTTTGAAAATGGCATATGGTAGAAAAGGGCGTGGGCGACCACGCTTATTGAATGAAAGCAAGCAGGCGGAGCTAGTTACCGCCATTCAGAGGGGTGCAACGTATTCACTTGCTTGCAGGTATGCAGGCGTTTCATACGCATCGTTTAATGGTTGGATGAATCGTGGGCAGGCGGAATTCCAAAGAAAGGCTGCCGCAAAAGCGGCGGCGATTAACCTGGTTAATTCTGGCAAGCGTGTTCCAAAAAAACTTATTAAAAACATCCGCGCAAGAGAGAATGAGCGGCTTTTTTTCAATTTTTTCAATGCCATCGAGAAGGCCAACGCTATAGCAGCATTTGGATGGCTCCAGGTTATTGACAGTGCCGCAGGGCAAGACCCGAACTGGGCGGCATGGCAACTTAAAATGCGCTTACCTGACGAGTATGGTGGAGAAGTTAAAAAGAAGATCGACATCACCAGTGGCGGTGAACCACTCAGCGTAGGCGCACCGATTGAAGCGTTGATACCACTTTTCCAGGCGATAGGGCAACGAGAGAACTCAATCAAAGATGATACAGAACCTGACCCCGACCCAGACAACGGCAATTGATCTAGCCGTAACGCGCCTTCAATTTAATCAAAAAGAATCGCGGAAGCTCCGCGCACAGATAATGGATAGCTCAGAGATTGAGCGTGAACTACTGTTATGTGCTTTGTCCCCCGAATACTTTATCACCCAGTACATTTTCATCTACGACGCTCAGATTAAGGACTGGATCAAGTTTATCCTATGGGCACAGCAACTCGATGCGTTGAACTTATTTCACATCGCGCAATTGGTTATCGCGCTCAAGGCGCGGCAGCTTGGTTTGACGTGGCTGGCATTGGCTTATGCTATATGGCAAATGCTGTTCCGCCCAATCGCAACGGTGATGGTCTTCTCCAGGCGCGATGACGAGTCAATGTATTTGCTCAGTGATGAAAGGGCGCGGGGTATGTACCGGCGTTTGCCTGAGTGGATGCAATTAGATACTCTTACGGCATCCGCCCATCAGTGGAAGCTGTCAAATGGAAGTGTCGCGTATGCGTTCCCGACTACTGCCGGTGATAGCTATACATCGACATTGGTTATTATGGATGAGGCCGACCTGATCCCCAACCTGAACAGGTTGATGCGTTCGGTCAAGCCGACCATAGATGCTGGCGGTAAGATGTTTATGATCTCGCGTGCTGATAAAAGCACCCCGAACTCTGAGTACAAGCGTATCTATAGGGGTGCGAAAGCTGGGCTAAACGGATGGTCAGACATTTTCCTGCCCTGGTGGGTGCGTCCCTCCCGAACACCAGAATGGTACGAGAAACAGAAGCGGGATATTCTGCAACGGACCGGTGGGCTTGACGATCTGCATGAGCAGTACCCGTCCACTGACACCGAGGCGCTTGCTCCAGCGTCGTTGAATAAACGCATACCCCACAAATGGGGCGAGCAGTGCTACGTTGAGATGAAGCCAGTAGAGACACCGACAGATGCTCCCGATATTCCTGGGTTAAAGGTTTTTCATCCGCCAGCACGACACCGCAAATATGTGGGTGGGGTGGACTGCGCGGAAGGGCTTCCTTCCTCCGACGACAGTGCTGCGACATTCATTGACCTGGCTACAGGCGAAGAGGTTTGCAACCTGGTTGGCAAGTTCACGCCGACGGTAACGGCTATACACTGCTCCAAAATCGCAGAGTGGTACAACAAAGCGAAACTCATGATAGAATCTAATAATCACGGACATGCTGTGATCGGGTGGCTTGAAGATAATGGTTACTCCGGTTGGCTGTTGGCCGGGCACAATGACCGTGCCGGTTGGATGTCATCTGAATTGGGGAAGGTCTTATTGTATGACGCAACAACCGAAGTGTTCAAGGAACAAGAGACGATCATCCATGACTTTGAAACGCTGACGCAATTACTGAGCATTGAAAAGGCCACCCTGCGTGCTCCTATCGGGGATATGGATGATAGGGCAGACAGCTACGCACTGGCGATTGTTGGGCGGCATGAGATGCTACGCAAAAGTGGATCATTTGGTTTTATGCAAGGAAAGCCGAGGTGGTAAATGGCAGAATACACTTATAACCCGCAGGACTTCGCAGGCATTATGAGAGTGATATTTGCTCTGATACTTGAGACCGTGCCGGACGATGTGCCTGGCCCTGAAGCGTTCAAGCAAGTTCAGCCCCAGGTAGTGCGACTGCGAAAGCGTGTCCAGAGAGCCTATGACAAACAGACGAAAGCGCCGATAGTTGAAATCTATAGAATTGCCGATACTGTGCTACACATGATTGAGAACCATCAATCAGTCGATAGCATCTGCGCTATGACCAATGGCAAGCTCGTCAAGAAGGCGCGTTCAGCCAGGTAGAACCGCCATACCGTTTCCTTACAAAGAACTTTTGTGCTATAATATTTCTGACCGAACAGATGTTCATTACCGAGTCAGGATATGCTTATGGCTTTTGCTTCACGAATTATTCAGCCAACTAGACGATTTATACCAAATTCAATTGCCCGACTGTTTCCCCAGCGACGTAAAACAACGCCGGAGATCGTTGGAGACCTTCGTACCAATCGACTTGCAACGTCCTGGTATGATTCCAACTCAAACACCCCGACACGCGACTGGGGGCAGGCTGATTACAAGTTTTGGAATCGTGTGTTGTTGGGTAAGGCTCAGGGTCTCGAATTGTCGGGATTATTCCTTAAACCACTCGCATCCAAGATCGCATCATGGACTCTTGGTATCACTCCTTCATTCTCCATCGAAAACGAAAACTCACAGACCGCAGTCAATAAATGGTTCACTGACAATCATCCCGCCGTGCTCCGTGCGTTGGAGGAGTCGCTGGTCAAAGCGGATTCTTACTTAGTGGTGAACCCTGATTTGACGCTGACGGTACTCCCGCCAGATGTTGTGAAGCCGATAGTCGATGATAATGACTACTCAAAGATCATAGGATGGACAGTCACCGAAGTTCATCCGCACCCTACTCGCCACATGGACAACATGAAGATAGTTGACGAGTACACAGAGAAGGAGCGCGTTCGCAAGAAGTACAAGAACGGCAAGCTGCAATCCACTGACAAGTACCCCAACTTGCTTGGATGCATTCCCCTAATCCACATTGCCAACAATGTGGGCAGCGACGAAACATTTGGACATGCGGAAGGTGAGGCGTTGATAAACGTACTGCACCAGTATGGTGCATTGTTTGATGCTGCGATTGCCGGAAACAAGAGGCAGGGCAGGCCAACACCCGTAATTCAGCGTTTCGGTTCTGTGGAGGAAATGCAACAATTCTGGGCAAACTTCGGAGTTAAGCGTACCAGGACGTTGGATGACGGAACAATCGAGACATATTACGAACTTCCGTTCGACGCTGATAATGTTATGACGTTGGCCGGTAATGCTGAATTCAAGTACGAATCACCTGGCAGCTTCTCTGCTGACACGCAGACACTGCTCGGATTGCTTTTCTACCTGATGCTCCAACACTCGGAAGTGCCGGAGTTTGTTTGGGGTAATGCCATCGCATCCAGCCAGGCTAGTGCAGAGACGCAGATGCCGCCGTTCGTCAAGTTCATTCAGAAGAAACAGCGTCAATACAATTGGGTCAATGAATTGATCGCGGTTGTCGTCGGCTTCCTGAGTCTGTGGGAGCCGGGAATAAATGCTGAAGACGAAATTGCTGTCAAATATCCCGACCTTACACAGAAAGACGGTAAGCTAACACTTGATGCCATCCGCCTGGCGCTAGACAAGGATATTATTGACGAAGAAACTGCGCTCACTCTGATGCCTCTCGAAATTGAGAACCCCAAAGAGGTATTGGATAAGGTGAAAGACGAACTAGCGAAACGCAAGGACGATGACGATCAGCGCCAGGAAGGGCTGATGACGCGGCTATCTGACCGTCACACTAAGACAGATGATGACGATGAAGAGACCGCAGACGAAATGGTATTAGAACCTATCCCGTCTGTTTTCGAGCAGGCATTTAGCAACTAGGAGTGTGACAAGTGGACCACGAAGAGATGCAGAGTCTAGCAGATGCGATACAAGCGTTGGCGGCTGACATACAGGAGGCTTTCGGCAAGACGGAAGAGGGTCCATTGCCGACTGAACGTGAGGAGTGGGAAAAGGTAAAGTCAACACGTCCGCCGACACATCACATGCCATGTACTGTCCGCCCTGTATACCATCGCCGGTTAGAGCGTGGTCGCAATGGTAGTCATCTGGATCGGAGAGGGAAAGAATGAAAATACACATAGTCGTTGTAGCCTATGGGCTGCCGGAAGACACCGAGAAGTTGCTGGCGTGCAAGCCAGCCGTCAAAAAAAACTATAATAAATTTCACTGGCATTTGTTTTTGCACAGCCAGATTACGGAAGTAGTCGCCGTCTGTGAGAAAGCCGCGAAGCGCAAGAACGTGACCTATTATCCATATGGCACTAATCGCGGACTGGCGAAGTCGTGGAATGAAGGCATTTTGGCAGGTTATGATGCCGGTGCAGACGTTGTGATCGTCTCCAATGATGACATGATGCCCGGACCTGGCGACATCGAGACTGTGGCCGAAGCCGCTATGAAGCAACGCGAAGAGGGACAATTGATTTATCTCGTTGATGCTCAAATGTATGACAAGCGCCAGGATGCCCACATTCCCAGCACTTGCGGCTTCTTCGCTATCCAACCACTTGCACTAGAGACCATCGGCATGTTTGACGAACAGTTTTTCCCTATCTATTTTGAGGATAGAGACTACGAGCATCGCGCCAGGGTTTCCGGTCTGCATAGATTCACGGTAATGGATACCGGCTTGGTTCACATGGGAAGCGGCAACATCTCTACGCTGCCTGATCTTCAAGAACAAAATCACCAGACGTTTGAAGCCAATAAAGCGTATTACATCAGGAAGTGGGGCGGTGAGCCGGGACGTGAGAGGTTCAGGCAACCGTTCAACGATATACGCTTCAGCACCAGGATCGCTATCTCTGACAGTGAACGTCCATACTGGGGCTATGAGCGCGAAGACCAGGAGATCGCCAAGATATGACATTCACCGATGACCAGCAGAAAGCGCAGCCTCTTTTGGAGCAACATGGGATTATTATCGCCCCAGAAGAAATCAACCATGATACATATATCGAGTTGTCTTGGGCGCTCAGGATAGGCAGAGAGTTACATCCAGCGCAGCCTCTTGAATTCCGATGCTGTGGGGTAGGTGGAGAGTCATCCCGGTCATTTGCTATATACGATTTAGTTCAACAGGACGGCAACATTGATGGAATAGCACTGGGGCGCGTATCCAGTGGTCACTCGATTATATGGAGTGGCTGTAATCGCAGATTCGTGTATCCAACCGCAATGGTCAGCGTCCATCAATCTAAAAATGGGTCGTGGCAACAAGGGCAAGTCCAGCGAGATTACGAATTAGGGTACGAACAAACCAAATGGACAAATAGTCGGCTCGTTGAGATTTATGAAAAAGTGTCTAATCAAGGGGCTGATTACTGGCACGATAAAGTGTTTGGCGCAGGTATGGAGCTTTTCAACATCGACGCTAATCAGCTTGTCGAGTTGGATATGGCGAAACCTATTTCGGAGCGTGCTCTATGAAACAGATACTCGTCACCGGCGGATTCGGCTTCATTGGTGGTCATCTGATTGAGCGATTGTTGGATGACCCGAACAATCATGTGCATGTGGTCGATAATCTGAGTAGTTGTCCGATTCCCTATCCCCTGTTGATCGACGAGTTGGAGCATCCACCTAATTTGACGTATGAAACAATTTCGATCTGGGAGTTTTTTCACATTAGCTCTAAAAATCTGTGTGTGTATGACGAAATCTATCATCTCGCATCGCCTGTCGGCCCGGCAGGTGTCTTGCAGCACGCAGGGCAGATGATAGGCAATGTCGTTGACGATATTTACCTACTGATTAACCTCGCGTTGCGTGAGGATGCCAAGCTGGTTGATGTGTCCACCAGTGAAGTGTATGGTGGTGGCGCTGGCGGATTGTGCGCGGAAGGGCTTGATAAGATCATTTCTGCCGATACTACCGTGCGCCTGGAATATGCCATTGCAAAGCTGGCGGCAGAGACAGCGATCATCAATACCTGTAAGGTCAATCCGTTGAGAGCTTCGATTGTCCGTCCGTTCAACGTGGCCGGTCCGCGTCAGAGTGGGGTAGGCGGTTTTGTGTTGCCGCGTTTCATTGACCAGGCTATGCGCGGTGAGCCGTTGACCGTGTTTGGAGATGGCAACCAGGTCAGAGCGTTTACCCATGTTGCTGATATTGTGGATGGTCTGATACGGGTTATGGAATCCGGGCAATCTGGAGAAGCGTACAACCTGGGCAATCCGATCAATAAGACGAGTATCAATGAAATGGCTAACCGGGTGAATGACATCACCGGCAACCAGGCTGGTGTTACCTATGTTGACCCGAAGGATATATTCGGGGACCTGTATGCTGAGGGCGCGGAGAAGTACCCAGACGCGAGGAAGGCTATCTCCGAACTGGGATGGTCGCCTAAATACGGAATTATCGCAACCATAACCGATGCACTCAGGTATCAGAAATCATGCAATACATTGACGGCAGCAAAAACAAGCTAAGAACCCGCGTCAAGCCATTTGCGAAAGATGTGCGTGAAGCCCTCTTGCCAACAGTGGATAGCATACGTGGCACGCTGCTGCGATCTGCCAGGTCAGACGAGCGTATTGACCCCAGAGATAAAGAACAAATCCAGGTACAAGTTGGTGACGCTATTCAGCGCGGCTTCGTTGGCCCGAATTTACGCAGTCCATTTGGTCAGGATGGTGTAACACCACTCGCCCCTTATCCCCGCCTACTCAATAAATGGTATGCCACAGTCGTTATTGAAGCGATCAATGTCCATCACAACTGGATGAAGCGGCACGTACCAACAGACGTATTTGAGTGGTTATCCAATCAACAGACACCCTCCGACAACCTGATAATTGGCGAGAACGAGTTTCTGCGCCGTCCAGATGAGCCGTATGAAGTGTTTCTCAGTAGGATGGATGACCTGCGGGTGTTCCGTCCGAATCCCCTGGCTGTGTTAGACCCGAAACGCCGGTGGGTGCCAATGCACAGATGGAATACACCAGACGGCTACCGTCTCAGTGACAGGGTGTGGGAGACTAGCGTTCACGCCCGTACTCAGATTGATAAGGTAGTGGGGCAGGGCATTCGTGAGGGATGGTCAGCGTTACGTATTTCCAGGGCCGTTGAGCAATATCTGCTCCCGGCTGAACTTCGACGCATCACCCGCAAGCCTTATGGCAGCCGAGCAATCTATTCTGCTATGAGACTGGGGCGAACGGAAGTTGCCAGAGCCGCTAATCATGCTGCATACACCGCCGCATACCTTAACCCATATGTCAATCAGATTGACGTTGCACGATCAACTGCTGGCGATCCTACATGCCCGATCTGCCCCCAACACGCGACTATTGGTCTGGGCGGTGGGCGTTTGCGCGAACCCTATTCAATAACTAGCGCGGACCTGCCGGTTTACCATCCACATTGCATGTGTCATGTTCGTCCAATCGCGGAATCCCCTGCTGCTGTGACCGCCAGGATCAGAGCCGTTATGGGTGATGCCGAAAGCATTTATCTGGAGCCGGTGCTGACACCCGCCGCTCGTGAAACATTTGTTTCACAGATGCTTGGATTGGCTATGATGCGAATTTTGCCACAGATATTGCAACACCCCCTCATATAGACCGCATCTCTTGCCTTGTCAGAACTTATGTGCTATGCTTTCAGGAGTGTTTCGTATCCCTTGCGCGGCAAGGGAACGAATAAACACTCTGCGCGGCAAGGGAACGAATAAACACTCTGCGCGGCAGGGTGTACGACAGCCTTGCGCGGCAAGGCTAATAAACAAACACCTGCGCGGCAGGTCAAAGCTGTTAAATTTCCGCGCGGCGGGGGTTGGTCTGCATAAGTAGATTGATTTCGCCGTGTTTTGTTGCGGAGGAGAGATAGATGATTAAGAAAATTTCAGGCGTGCTGCTTGAAACACAGATGCGAATTTCCGGTAGTTATCCAGACGTGCCATTAGCTTCTGGCATCAACCTCGAGACGATGATAGAGGGCGATTCTACTCCTGTCTTTGTCACGCTGCCTATTGGCAAGGTTGACACTGAAAGCCGTAATGGACGGAAGTATGACCGTAAGGCTGTTACGTCATTGGTCGAGACGATCAACTCTGAAACAGCTATCGGACAAAAAGGGCATCTGCGTGACGATGAGCGTGCCTACCGTTTCGACGTTCCCCCTTTGACGTGGGTGGGTGCAACGCTGGAGTCTGATGGTACAGCGTGGGGTAAAGCCTACGTGAGCCAATCGGCTGCTGATGTGCGCGAGTATGTCAAGATTGCAAAAGCCACCAACGCCAAAATCGGCACGTCCATTTATGGAACTGCTGATGTGGACGATGACGGCAATGTTTCCAACCTTCAGATCGAAAGTATTGATCTTGCTCATCCAGGGCGCTTGGGTGTGCCGATGGCTGGGGCAGTGCCAAAAGTTACACAAGAAACACTCGAAGAAGACGATATTGAGGAGTCAACCGAAATGCCATCTAAACAAGAACAGGCACCAGAAGCAACTCCCGCGCAGATTATCGAATTGAGACGTGAACACACAATCGCTTTCCGCGAAATTGAAGGGCGTGTCGCTGAACTCGAAGGGCAAGTCGCTGACTTAAACACAGTCCTCGAATTGCTGGGCGAGAACGGCAAGCCTGCCACTGATGCGATTGCTGGCGTTCGTGTTCTGCAAACCAATTTGCAAAATCTGCGTCAGGAAAACCAGGACTTGCTGGGCGAGGCTATTGAGTCTCAAGTCACCAAGCTCGTCAAGGTTGAAAACGTGCGTGCCATCATAGTTGATATGGTCACGGCTACCAAACCAGCCACCCGTCAGGCAGTCGCTGATGCGGTACAGGATGTGTTGAGCCGTGAAGCTGTCAAAGTTTTGCTCAAGGACAGCGTGAAGGAAACTATGGGGCCTAACCAGACTCGTCCGAACCAAAAGGACGATGAAGATGAGCCAGGTACATCCTCGCCCATCAACATCCCGCAAATTCCAGCTAAGGAGGCCAGCTAATGGCTACCGGAGAAAACACATATCACGACAATGGCGGACGTTCCGTTGAGGTCGATCTGACTTCAACAGTTGCTGCTCATCAAGTCGCCTATGTAGACGGCTGGCTGGGCATTGCTGCGGGTGCCGGTGACAGTGGCGACTCTGTCGCTCTGATAGCCGATCACCAAGCATACCAATTCACCGTTCCAACAGCTTTGGCTGTGGAGAAAGGCGATACTGTCTATGTAGACATAACAGACCTGACCGGGCATCTACCGGATGGGACTGGCTATGCCAAAGCATCAGGATCGAACCTGGTGGCCCTGTTTAAGGCTATCGAAGCCCAAGATGCCAATGACCATGTTATAGGCATCCTACTACCGGAGGGAGTGTAATCTCATGACAGCTCAAATAATCTCGAAAGCTGGCTCGGTTGCCGAGAACAAGAAGGCGCGTGGACTGGCCGAGGTAGAAAACATCCCCCGCGCAACGTTTGAAGAGGGATTCGACATCAACGAACACATCAATGTCAACAAAGGCGTTGCTGAATTTGTGGCTTCGGATGATTTCGCTTCTGCTTTCTATACACGGCAACGTTATGAAGTAGATGCAGGTAGAGACGAAGAGCCTCTGCTGTATATGCCGATCTACGACGAAGTTGTGGACGCATCGCTACCGCGCACGCTCAATATCAACACGCTTGGTACTGGCGGTGTGGTCTTCAAAGAAATCAAAGAGGGCGGCGAGGTTGTATTCGCTACCATCGGTGAGGGCAGCAAGTCGGTAACATTGCTTCACCACGCCGTAGGTCTGTCATACACCGAAGACCTGTTCCTGTACAACGAATTGTGGCGCTTGCCTAACATCGAGCGTGTATTTGGTATCGCACACAATGCGCTGCTCAATCACATTCATTTCAACCCGATCCTGGCTTATACCTATGCTGCCGCCAACAAGACGGACGGCACAGCGTTGACAGATTTCAACGCCACAGATGAACTTCCTCTGAAGTATCTGCACGCGATTGAAGCTGCAATAACTGCTGCCGTTGCTGATAATCGGCGCGGTCCGTATTCGCTGGTCGTTTCGACATCGAACCTGTTTACAGTCGAGCGTGCATTGAACATCGTTGCACAACAGGGCTTTAGCAAGCAATCATCTGCTATTTCCCGCATCAGCAATGTCATTGCCTATGACGGTTGGACTGGCACACGCGGCAAAAAGTCCACCACCTATTCTGGCGTTACAGCCGGTACCGGTTATCTGACCGATCTGAGCCATAAGGCGATTGACTTCCAGAGCTATGCCAAGCACACACTGCGCCGTCAGGTGCAACCCGGCGACATGAAGAGATTCGTTGTCGAAGAGGTTATCTGGGACACTCGTCGTGGCGTGTACGCTGGACCTGCCAACGCAGTAGAAGAAATCACATGGCCGGTTGCCGCTAGTGGCGCAAGCTAGTTAGAGGAACTTAAACAATGACCATCGTCAACGTCTGCTCACCCACATTTGATCCCTGCGATAGCTATGGAATACTGGCTACCGAATTGGTGGACGGTCTTGGGTCGCTTGGTTGGGATGTGAATACGATAGGAAGTAAAGCTCCGAACCGTTCAATTCGCATAGCACCAGGCGGTATTCTGTTAGGATACCCGACGCTACACAAAACATATGGCGCAATGAGCAATATTGGGCCAAAGCTGGCGTTGACGATGTTTGAAAGCACTGTGTTACCAGATGGTTGGGTCGATAGACTGAATAAGTGTGATGCGGTAGTTGTCCCCGCCAGGTGGTTGGTCAGGGTGTTCCGACAGAATGGTGTCGCTGTTCCTATCCATGTCGTTCCGTTGGGTATCAATGATGTGTACAAGGGATATTCCCCACGCACAAAAAAGACCCCATTCACGTTCATTGCAATTGGTGATCGTGGACTTCGCAAAGCCTGGAACAAAGTAATATTTGCATTCAACCAGGCGTTTGGCGACAACATGGATTACAGGCTAATCATCAAATCTCGTAATCTTGGAATGTCACTCAACAACCCTAACATCGAAGTAATAAAAGAAGATTACACGGATGAGCAGATGGCCGCGTTGTATAGACGTAGCCATGTGATGGTGTTTCCTTCATCCGGTGAAGGTTTCGGGCTACCTCCCAGAGAGTTCGCCGCGACAGGCGGCATATCGCTGGCAACTAATTGGGGCGGTACAGCCGATGACATCAGCCAGTGGGGTATACCACTCCCGTATCAAATAGTGGATGCCTGGGATGATAGGTCAGATTGGCGCGGTTCAATGGGACATTGGGCATCAGTCGATCAGGATGACATTGTGCAGGTGATGGAATCAGTAGCCGCTAATTACTACGGCTCCTATAAATCAATCGGGGCACAGTCAGCCGGGTTTGTCGCAGCCCATTATCGTTGGTCGGTCTTCACATCAAAGATAGCAAGTATCTGGGAACAAATCGCGGAGGAACAATATGGCAACAGCCACAGCAGAAGAGAGGTCTCGGTTGCGTCGGCAAGCAGGGTTGGATAAAACAAAACTGCCCGACACTGAAATCAACCAGATGTTTACAGAAGCAGAAGAGATGTATCCCGTGACGACCTACAGCCGATCTGTGTGGTTTGCTGCGGTACGTCTTCAAGTCGCTAAGGATATGATGGCTGAAGCCGCGCAGCGTGTTTCTCACTCTCAGGGACAAAGCCAAACAAGTTTATCCGACAGGTTCCGCCATATGAAGGATGTAGTGGCGATGTACGAATCTGACCTGGAAAAGCTGATTAGCAAAACAGTCCAATTGCCGTTAGCACGATGGGGCAGAACGAAGACAGTCCCATCAAGGACGAAGGAATATCCCGATGGCTAAATTGTCCACATTCAATGCTGCGGCAATCGCCTCAGACGCTTGGGTGCGGATCAATGACAAGCCGTCCAGTATATCAATCTTACGTAACGACACGCTGCCTCTGATGGCAGCGCAGACAGTGAGAATAGAGCGTGGAGCTATCGGTGATACGGCTTCCGGTGGGGCAGGTGAAACGATGATTACGGGTGTAAACATCTTTGGTGTCCGCGATCATCAGACTGTAGCAGATACAGACATCCAGCGCGGTGACACTTTCGATCTGGATGGTGTGCTTTACCAGGTGACAAACGTCAACCTCACGCTGCCCGGAGAGATACAAGCAAGCGGAAAGGTCATTCAGTAATGGGCGTTAATTGGCATGGTAGTGACGAGAGAGTCGCCAGAAACATTCGTGACTATGGCGGTGAAGTCAAATGGGCCGTTAAACAAGTTGGCTTGGCGATTGCTCCGATGCTAGAAGCATATGCCAAGCAAAATGCAGACTGGACTGACCGCACAGCTAACGCGAGGCAATCATTAGCTGGGTATGTGCATGACAAGCCGCCGCAGGACTTTGGCGGGCTTGAATACCCAACGCCGGATGAGATTGCCAAAGATATTGTCATGGTCTATCTGTCGCATGGTGTGGAATATGGTATTTACCTGGAGACAAAATACGCCGGAAAGTACGCGGTGATCTGGGACAGTATCGAAGCACTGATTCCAACCATTCGCAATATGTTGCAAGGGATTTTTAAGTGATGGCTATCCTACGTGATGCACTAAAAACCTTTCTCGCTGCTGACGAGACACTGAGCGGATTGTTGCCTGGTGGGGTGCTGGATATTAATGAACTCCCGCAAACCGACTATGGACTAACCAATGTGCCGCGCAGTGGGGCAGTGATTAGCCCATTCGCTGTAATTCGCTGGCGTGGGACTGTAGGGAAAGAAATCATCGGTCTTACTGAACGCAGGACTGTTGAAATATATGTATATGAAGCGCGACGCGGCTACGCGATCATCGAACAAGCCAAGCGTCGCATCAAAACAATCTTGAATCGTACACAGATACAGGCAGACGATGCCGGTATCGCAATGTTTCACTGGCAAACATCTGGCGGGTTGTTCCCGGCACAGGAACTCAATGGTGCATCGGGAGAGATGATCCGCTATTACGTAGATTACGAAGTCATAGACTCGTAAGGAAGGAATTATCATGGAATATGCAGAGATTCTATATTCACTCGTTGCTTTGTACATCGCAGAGTTGAACGCTGACGGTTCATACGACACGCCGGTACTGGTCGCAAATGGTCAGGCTTTCGTGTATGAGCCTGAATCAGACAATGATGAGATGCGCGGCTATGGTGTGGTCAAAGAAGGTTTGAGTGTACCGATCAAAGCCAAAGTGACACTCAAAGGCGGCGGATATGACACCACCGCACTGGCGATCATGGCCGGTGCAACTGCGACAGAAAGCGGTGCATCCGGTAATCGCGTAACAACTGTTGACGTACCTGCTGGCGGCGCTGGGTTGGGGCATTTTGCTATTATCGGCAAGGTCGCGGCCAAAGAAGGACAAGCAGCCGTTCTAGGATTGGAAAAAGTAATGTTGAGCACTCCCCCGTCATTCACAGCCGATGGGGAAAATAACAAGTTCAACAATATGGATGCCGAAGGCAACGCCTATCCCGTCACGGTTCTGTCACGCCTCAAGCGATATGAAGACGCAACTGACTTCACCGCACCGACATCGGGCGCTGACATTACGGCCTTCTTCGCCTAAAGGATTGCCCTATGACACAGAACGGTAATAAGCAAATGGAAGTAACGCCAGCAGTTCAATGGAAGCGTCAAACTCAACTCGTTGAACTGCCTTCTGGCAATGTGGTCGAGATCATGGAAATCGACATTAGTGGGTTTATTTTGTCGGGTGATAGCTCTATCCCTGATTTTCTTACTACGCAGGTTCTCGCTGGAATGAACGGAGGAATGAACGGGCAGGGATCACAACCAAAAGAAGTCGAAATCGGCTCTGATGATTTTGAGAAACTACTGCCGTTTATTGAGCGGGTTGCCACTATGACAATTGTTAATCCGGTTATCGTAACCGACAGAAAGCCAGATTACGATAATGGCGAAATCCATCTTTCGGATATAGACGTGACCGACAAGATTTTCCTGTTTACATCTTTGATGCCGTCTCAGGAGATGAGCGCCGTTGCGTCCTTTCGTGAGAAACCGGGAGCAAGTGTGGGTACTGTTCAACAAGGCCCAGTCATTCGGGAAACTACCAAGTGAACTGCTAAGGCTCGACAATAGCTGGGTTTGCTATCAGTTCGACAATGCTGTGCATACATTAGGCGTGCATGTCCAAAACAAGCTGAATAAGCGGGACAAGGATGGACGGCCTAAATACACAATTCAAGAAGCTCTGAATATCCCGCTTGAGCCAATCGTAGTCGATCTTGACCGAATGCCGCGTGTCGCGGGAGTTGATGTCGTAGTAGTGCCAAAGAAAGGTTCGTCGAATGAGTGACTATAATGTGGGTAATGCTCACGGGACGGTCACAATCGATTCCAGTGGTATAGATGCTTCGCTTCAAAATGCGCAGCGTGGATTTAGGAATCTAACCAGAGACATCGGTGGCGGTATGCAGCGCGTGGGTGGGAGTATCTCAGGCGTTGGCACAAAGCTGTCGATGCTGACCCTGCCGCTTGTAGCCGTTGGTACTGGTGGGCTACGAACTGCCATGCAGTTTGATACGGCTATGAATGCCATCTCTGCCAGGACCGGATTGACTGGCGAAAAGCTGGAAGAAGTTAAACAACTGTCGATGGACATGGGCGCAGCGACTGTGTTTAGTAGCCAACAGTCGGCAGATGCTATGCTCCAGATGCTTACTGCTGGTATGGACGTTGAACAGGCCATGGCAGCATTGCCCAATGTGCTCAATGCTGCGGCAGCTTCTGGCGCTGATCTAGGAACATCGGCTGACCTCGTTACGAATATCATGTCCAGTTTCAGTCTGACGGCTGAAGACACCACCGACATTGTTGAGAACATGAGCCGCGCAGCCGCAAGCTCTCCTGCTGATATGCTGGAGATGGGCGTTGCCCTTCAGCGTTTGGGCGGTATGGCTTCAAATATGGGCATCAGTGTCAACGAGGCCTCCGCGACACTGGCGATCCTGGCGAACAACGGTATACGTGGTGAAGCAGCAGCCACACAGCTACGCTCTATGCTCCTGAACATGCAACAAGATACACCAGGCGTATCCGCAGCGTGGGAGAAACTAGGAACATCGCTGTTTGATGCCGATGGTAAGGCCCGTGACCTCAATGATGTTTTTGAAGAAATGAAAGTCGCTATGGCCGACATGAGCGAGGAAGAAAAGTCGGCGATCATCACGGATTTGGCTGGTTCGTATGGTATGACGGCCATGAATGCTCTGTTGGCAGGAGAATCCATCGAATCAATGCAGGAGAAGATGGGCGATCAGTCATCAGCCGCAGAAGTTGCCGCCGCCAGGATGGACACATTCGAGGGCGTGATTACCTCACTCAAAGGTAGTGTCGAGACCTTCATGATAACAACGCTGTTGCCATTTATGAATAATGTTCTCAAACCGCTTGGCGAACAGGCGATTGTGTTGGTCAATAGCTTCACCGCATGGGCCAATGCTCATCCACAATTAGTCGGTCAAATTATGGGGCTGCTGGCTGTCTTGACAATGGCCGGTCCGACTCTGTTCTTTGTAGGTAAGATGATCTCGATATTGGGCGGAATTATAGGGTTTGTTTTATCCCCCATTGGACTGCTTGCGGCTGGGATCGCGGCCATTGTTTATGCCTTTCAGGATGCGCTGGCACCTCTTAGCAAAATCGGTGATATTTTTGTTGGCTTCTATGATCGAATGATGATGGCGTTTGATGCCGGTGGGATCGGTAGGGCGGTAGACTTCTTCTTCGCTCGTATCGGTGGCGTTCTTAAATCCGCATTGAACGTGCTGGGTTCTATATTTTTGGACATCGGGGGACAACTTGTTTCGGCACTCCCCGCGATCCTGTCCGCGTTGGGTGATCTGGCCAACTGGGTGTACAACAGCATTATTTTGCCCCTCGTGAATGGTCTCTCCGGTTATGCTACAGATTTCTACAACGCTGTAGTGGAATACGGTCCTGAGATACTAAGAGGTATCGCTGCCGGGATTATTGATCTTGCAGTTTGGGCAAACGAAAAAGTAGTCACGCCAATTGCGACTGCTCTGAGCGGTTATGCTACTGATTTCTACAACGCTGTAGTGGAATACGGTCCTGAGATACTAAGAGGTATCGCTGCCGGGATTATTGATCTAACCAACTGGGTCTGGGATAACATTATCTCTCCGGTTATTGATGCCCTTACCGGCGCGGCAAGCGATCCTGCACTGGCCACACAAGCAACAGCCGTTGGGAAAAACATTGTCGCAAGTATTGCCAATGGCTTTATCGAAATTGGCACGATGATTTATGAGAACCTGATCGTACCTCTTGGCGAAGAATTGCAGCGCGGCTTAGAAAGTGTTTTGGGAGAATTTGGTACGAAGTTCCTGACCACGATGATAGGCGTTGGGATTGCCTTGTTCGGCGTATCACTGGCGATAGGCGTGTTTGCCAGTGCGTGGACGGCTGTAAAAACAGCGATCATCGCGGCAAAAGCGGTTTTGATGGGCTTTAATTGGCCAATTGCGTTGCTGGTATTAGCCATAACCGCCGCAATTCTTTTCCTTGATGAATTCGCCAAGAAGCTGGGATTTGCAGGTGTCATTGAGATGCTACAGAGTACATTCGACACATGGAAAGGCATCGTTGACCAGTTCGGCACCATCATACAGGAGACGGTGGACTCATGGTTCGGCATATTTGACATGGCGTGGACAATAATTAAAAACACCGTAATCGGCATACTTGATGAAATCTCAGCAGCGTTGGGATTTGAAGATGCGACAGAGCTTTTGCAGACGGCATTGGACGGACTTGAAGCCATATTTAGCCTTTCTTTTGCCGCAATTGATGGGATTGTTGATGGTGTTGTTAAAACTGTCGAAGGGATTGTTGGCGCTCTCAATGATGTTTACACCGCCGCTATGACTTTGCTGGGATTAAGTGGGGGAGGGGGTGGGGCACCTGTCACACGATTTGGGACTACACCGGAAACAAGCGGTACAACTGGAGATGGGCATGGGTGGTGGTCGGACAATGAATGGACAGGTTCTTCCAGCCCCTGGCAGACAGCACTCGGTTTGCTAAACCCAAATGGTGATGCGGCAGGCACGCCCTGGACCGGTGACATGGGCATCAATACACCGACTGGGCGAACTACTCATGGGCAGGAAGGGGTCATCCCGGCCCGGCAGCGTGGTGGATTGAGAGTTTATCCCGGCAAGAACGGTGCAACACTTGAAGGTCTGGGCGAGATGTTAGCCGCGATGGTGCAGTCAATGTCTATGCCTGCGATTCCAGTGGCGACTGCCGATGCCGGTGGTTCTGGCGGCGGTGGCAATAATTATTATCTGACTGTCGAGGTGCCGCTTGAGGTGCTGCGCGATGAACCGAACCTGGCTGCTAATGCCGAGCGATTGGGCGAAACAATTATGAAGAATATCAGGGGGCAGTCATGACGACATACGGCGGCATAGTCCGCTTTGGTGATTATAATCTCCCGAACCTGGGGCGCTTCACATGTGATTTCGCTATGCAGCAGACGCAAATGGTGCCATTGCCTGGCATGGACGGTGGATTTGACATGTATGGCGATGATCCTGCCCCGTTTGCTCCCGGTGGCGGCAATGTAACACAAGATATTAAGGTCATCTCCTCGGATCGCGCCGGGATGGATGCACTGCGCGATGCCGTCAAGCTGATGAGCAGTTATGGATTAGCCAGACTGGTTTATCAGCCGACGGAATCCACTGACCAGGTGCGTTGGACGTGGGCAAGACTCGTTTCTCCCAACATGGTTGAAGATAAGGGATGGCAAACCGATTTATGGCAACCTGTGACGCTCACATTTATCTGCCCGGAACCGGTATGGTGGGTTGACACTCATGTCGGTTGGTCCATCGGCGATGGCAGTAAGATCGGCGATTTGGCACTGACGATTGGCGAAGGTGGTCATGAGATATTGGCCTCCGGTGTTTCATCGACAGACACGCTGGACAACGATGGCAATACAAAAAGCATCCCACAGATCGTTGTTGTTCCACAAGTGGGAGATAGTTGCGAAAATCCAACGATCCAACGATTGATTGGGACACTGGTTGTTGACGAGGTGGTCTACACCGGGACATTGAGTGCCGGTGATACTTTGAGCATTAATGGCAAAACAGGCGCGATTACGGTCAACGGGTCATCTGATTGGGCGAATATCAGTTATGAACATCGTGATTTCCTGCGATTGTTGCCGGGCGAAAACTCCATCAAGGTTGTTTTTGCCAATGCCGGTGATGCGGCCACGGTGACATTCTACTACCGAGATAGCTATAGATAGGGGTTAGGCATGGCTGTAAATTACGATCTGATAGTCAATGGTAACGATGCAAATGCGGCGAACTTCAATTCACCATTGCAACAATTGGATGATGCGATTGAGAACATCAAGGATGGTACTGCGGCGATGTCTGCACCACAGATTACATCGCACGTCAACAGCACACACGATCATAGTGATGCTGCCAATGGCGGGAAAGTGCCGTTTGATGAATTAGATACAACCGGCGAAACTGTGGGAAATTTGCTGGCGGTGGGATCGAGCAATAACGTGGTGACTGTCGCTGACAAATGGGAGGTCGGTGATATTCTCCCGAAAGCGAAGGTATCAGATAGCTCTAATCTTTGGTTGCGCCTTGATGGGCGAACGGTTGGTAATGCTGACTCCGGCGGTACGGCAAGAGCCAACGCTGATATGGAAGACCTGTTTTTGCATTTGTGGACTGAGTTTACCAACTCCGAGTTGGTGATACAAAACAGTTCGGGCACACCGACTACACGCCTGGCGACTGCCGCGCTCGATTGGGCGGATGATAAGCGGCTGCCGTTGCCGGATGGACGTGGAAAGGTGCTGGCAGGAATGGATGATCCGAGTGGCTCTGATCCGGCCAATATTGTGACTGATTCAGAGGCCGATGCTATGGGCGGCTCTATGGGTGAGGAGACACATCAATTAGTTGCATCTGAAATCCCCGCACACACTCATACTACAACAGTACCAGTACGCGCCACAACAGGCGGTACACCAATTACCACTAGAGTCGGTAGCTCTAATTCTCTCGGTAGTGATTTTGTGATTAACATAGCCTCTACATCAATAGGCAGTAGCGGCACTCATAACAATATGCAACCAACGTTGTTCATTAATTACTTCATCTATACGGGCAATTAGAGACGAAAGGAAATGTTATGGGAAATTTAACGAATGTAGGAGCACCACAGGTGGCCAATCGCGGATTTGTGGCGCTGGCAGTTGAGGCCGGGATTATCATGACGATTGAGACCCTTGTCGGTCTTGCCATGGATAAGAAAACACTGCTAGAGCAATTAGTCGATGCTCTGGCAGGCGATAATCCACCCTTAGCAGCCGCTCTCAATTACCAGACATTGGATGCGATTCTGGATTATATGGCTGTGTTGGGTGACACGGGGATTGTGAATGCGGCAGACCTGCCAGCACTGCTGGATGAGGATGGACCGGTTTCGGTCACTGCTGGCTGGGACGGCGGGAATAGTTCGAGTGAGCAGAGCAATGTGACTTACAGCGAACCACCAACCGATTACACGGCGGAAATCTACCTGAACGGTATTTTCGCCAAGCACAGCACGGTTTCACCGGCGGCTGGATACTGCAATGATGCGCTAAGGTAGGTCATGGTTAACGAACTGTGGGCGGAAGTGTATACACCTGCCGGTGTTATGCAGGGCATTGTTGATCTGGTTTCTGCATCTATCACCAAGCAGATGGACGCTGCCGGGCAGATTAGTCTTGTCGTACCCTCCGCAGAAAGTAACGCTGTCAATCTTCTGCAAATCTGGCGACGGGTGAAAATTTACTGGGGTAATCCTAGCCGTGGCAAGGAACTGGTCGGTAGTGGCGTTCTGCTTGCGCCAAACATCAATATCGGCAGTAACCAGACGACATGGACAGGGCAGGACATGCTTCAGGAGTTGCGCTGCATCAATACCTGGCGTGGTCTGACTTACGATAATCAAACGATCAATGATATTGTCAAAGACCTGATTAGCAATGTCTCCGGCTGGTCGTCCTTCATTGACAGTGGTTTAGGATATACGTCGCGCAGATTCGCTGGCGATAGCATCCTGAGAGCCATTCTGACAGTCGTTCAAGGCGCTGGCGTGCATCTGCGAATGGGGCAGTCGGATAATCGGATTGAAGTTGGTGCTTTTGGGGCAGATTCAAAACTGCGCATGACCAATCTCAGCACAGCATCCCATGAAGCACGATCTAATCCCGAATTGGTGATGATCCACTCATTGAGCGTTATCGAGGATGGATTTGAGGTATTGAATGTCGTCGAGCCATTATGGGGCAATGGTGATGTTGTGCTGACGTTGCGCCGCTCTACCAGGACAAGCCCTTATACTATCCAGACGATGCCGGGACCGGATGGGCGAACTATTTACCAGTTGAAAGATACAGCATCTATTGCTCAATACGGAGAGGTACAGGGGCCATTGACGATGGACGATGCTCCGTATATCGCTGCTGACGGTGGGGCATCGTCCATTAATGCGGCCAACGTCTTATATGACTGGGCCGCCAAAAAACTGCCACGAGTTGCGCAACCAAAGCAAACCTACCAGGCGACCGGCATCAAATTGGACAAGCCTCTGCGCCCTGGCGACAAGCTACGCCTGGTATATCAAGGCTCAACCTATCAATACGGGATTGCGGTCAATTGGCTGGATGTTGATGATTTGTTTTGGGTGTTGTCGATGACCGAGAATTACAGTATGCAGGGGCAGACGATTAGTATGCAGATTAGCAATGTTGACGAACCTGCCGTTGACGCGGCCGGTTTAATTGCCAACAACCTGATTATGCAATCGACGGCAAGCATCAAGCCACGACTGACCAGTAACCAGCAGAGTTATTCCAGCACGTTGACGATCTCGCCAGGTGCGCCGGATACATTGGAGTTTACTATTGCCGCGATGACCGTTGATATTGGCCAGGCTGTGTTGACACTGACACGCGATGATCCTAGTGGCCCGAGTGAGATTTGGATTGCAATAGATGGCCTCGATTACACGGTGCAACTAGGTGGCCCGTGGCTGGTTGGGGCGTTTGACAATGACCCTGTTTCTCTCGACATTGACGAAATCCTACAGGATGGCAGTGTGCAGGGCGACCATACGATTGAGATTTCTTGTTTACTACGAACTGGCGACATTGATGTTTCTGTCGAGGTTGTGGAGATCGGCGTGAGCGGGTAGGGTGGCACAACGAGAACACATGTGCTAGTATTAAGTGAATGTTTGTTTGAGATTGAACCTATGATTGAAGACCTGCGACCTGAAGACTTTCAAACGATAATGGCTCTGATTTTCTCGCTGGCAAGCGGATTTATTACGCTGCTTGTGGCTGTCTTTGGCTTGTTTATTCAGGGGCGCAAACAATCGCTGAAGATCAAGGATCAACAAGCAGCCGCGATTAAGGACAAAGAAGAGGCAGAAAGCAACGCGGAGAAAATTCAACAGGCCGCACAAAAGTTCGTACAACAAACCGCACAGCAATTGCAAACACAAATTATAGAGCAAGGGAAGCGGTACGATGGGTTGCAGGAAAAATACACAAGCCTGATCGTGGACCACGCTTCGCTTTGTACATCGCATTCACAATTATCACAGCAGGTTGACATCCTGACGCAAGGCAACGCTGAGTTGAAAGCGGACAATGGCGCTCTGAGGAAACACAACGCTGAACTGCGTAAAGACAATGCTGAGTTGAAGAAAGCCGCCGATGATTCCCTGGCACAAATAACCTCCGCACAAGAGAAGCTGCATGAGGCCGAGGAGAACTTAAATAATGCGAGTGCAGAGAAGCTGGCATTGCAAGCGAAGATCGAAAACCTGAATACCAAAGTATCACAGCAGGGCAGCCGCATTCTGAAACTGGAGAGGCAAGCGAAACTCGACCAGCAATTACGTGAGCGTGCAGAAAAACGGGCAATTGAGGCCGAATTGGCATTGCAGCAGCCGGTCCTGGTAAATAATGGTAGCGAACAGCCAGGGGAAACTACTCCTCCGGCTGAAGTGAAGACAGTAGAACCTATCCCGCAAATATCAGAAGAGGAAAACAAATCATGAAAAACCTATTCGTTGTACTGATGATCGTACTGATTGTCATTAGTTGGGTAGCGCCTGTCGCAGCCCAAGAAGCAACAGTCGTTGACTACGGCACTCCTGTCACCTTTCAGCAAAATGAACTCTATCCACTGGTTGTTACCGGGCTATTGTTCATACTCTTCGCCGCACTTACCGTACTCGGATATTCAATTCGTAAAATAGCCGAGTCTGCTCCGCCCTGGATGATGGAATTAATTAAGCCAATACTTCAACAGGCGATGACTGAAGTCGAATTAATCACAGAAGAAACGACGATTGAGATTGACGATAAGATAGCTGAAGCAGTTCGGCGTGTCCTCGGAGAGCTTGGACTTCTGCCTATACCACAAACAGCGCCAGGTGCTGGAATTGGTGTAACCATCGGAGAGATTCCGCTCAGTGATTCCCTAGATATTGGTGATGACAATGCGTAGGTCAATATGTGCGCTTATCCTGATCGTCGCACTTCTCCTGGCGGGGTGCGAGGCAAAACAGGGCGCTATCATCATCACCGCCACGCCGGAGCCGGTCACAGAGTTGCCTACGGCGGCAACCGCGCCGACGGTGCAGCCTACCGCTATCGTATTTCTCAACGACAATCCTAATCTTGAACTCGGCAAGTGTAACATTGTGACATTCACTACCGAGGCATATGGTGATGAAGTGATAAAGCAGTGCATCCCCGAAGGCTATTCATTATACGAGAATATCACTCTGGGTAATTCGATCAGGATATTGTATCAGAATGTAGAATATTTCATTTTGCCGAACGGGTCTACTGGTTCGAGTGGAATAACGTTACCCGGAATGGTTCTCACACCAGGCGAATACACCGTCAAGGTATATGGCACTCTGAATGTGTGGGGCGAAATGCAGCACTACGCATTTGTGGCAAGGTACGAGATTGAAGATATGGACGGCACCGTTTACATGGGAGCGACTGAGATCGAAGCCAATGGTGGCGACTATATGGCACAGTTCACACTGAATGCGCCGACGCTGGCTCGGTATCTTGTTTCAGTATCTCTGGATATGACATGGCCGATGACGGCTAGTAGTTGGGTGACGATCAAGACTATCACCGTTGAGGCTGCGAACTGACCGAATGTTGGGCGGGGCTGTTGTTAGAGTTTAGTTTATGGCTATTGGAAGCGTGCTAAAATGGTTGACGATATTGCTGTCGTAATCACTGAAGATGTAATCAACACCACGAATTCCGATGACGCGATTGCTGTCGGTGTGGGTGGGGCTGTTCATATTATCAATCACAACCTATTCCCCGATTTGCAGGGTGGGGTGGCCAGTGAATATTATCATTTGACCGCCGCCGATTACAGCGATTTGCGGGATGGTGGTGATAGTACGTTGCATTATCATGCTGCGGATCGTGACCGGACGAATCATACAGGGACGCAATTGCTGGCGACGATCTCCGATGCCGGGACGATGGCGGCGCAGGACGCGGATGATTATGTGGAAATCGCCGGCGATACCATGACCGGGCGGCTTGTCATTAGGCCGGGCGTTAATGATAATAATGTATTTTCTATCTTAACGGCAGGAGGGGCAGCTGTCCTTCAGGTTGGGACACGACCCGGAGTTGACCCCAGTCTAATATTATATGCTGCCAACGCTGGAAACATTCCCCTTAAAATCAAAGCGGCGGCGGCGCAGACGGCGAATCTGCAAGAGTGGCAGGATTCGAGTGGGACGGCGTTGAGTGGGGTTGATGAACGGGGGATACTTTTTAGTGACGGTGGGGGAAATGATACTAACCTATTTTTGGGGAAGGATTCAGGTAATGCCTCCGCAACAGGCGGAAGTAATATCGCCATTGGGGAGGGGGCCCTCGCGGCTATTACAACCGGAAACAGTAATTTTGCGCTGGGCGCTTCTGCGCTTAACACGGTAGAAACCACAACAGGGGCAACCGCCATTGGTGTTGGGGCGATGCGGGATGTTGATTTTAGCACTTCTTATAATGCCGTCGCCATTGGTCAGGCGGCGATGCAGACTCCTACAGCCTCAATAAATGGGCGGTTTGGTGTGGCGATCGGGGCGTTGGCGGGCATAAGACCGAGAGGGACAAGCTTCGTAACAATAGGGTCAAATGCAGGTTTTGAGGTTGGGAACAACAATGTCTACATTGGGGCAGAAGCGGGAAGGAATAATATAGGCAGAGACAATGTCTATATTGGGTACTCCGCAGGTACTACGGTCGCCAATGGAAGCAATGAACTCTACATCGCCAATTCAAACACGGCGACCCCGTTGATTTATGGGCTGTTCACTGGTGCAGGTGCCGGCGTGACTATTCACTCGCAGAATGTGGCCGGTGTGCCGTTGATCGTCAAGGCTGCCGCCGCCCAAACAGCTCACCTCCAACAGTGGCAGAATTCAAGCGGGACACCATTAGTTACTTTCAATAACATTGGTAATATTTTTGCTCATGGGATAGTTGTAGGTTCAACTCAAGTATACCCCAGTGATGGTCAAGTTAGATTAGGTGGTCCAAATCCTAGCTTATACTTTGATGTAGGTGCTAGTTATCCAGCCGCATATTTACTTTATACTGCTGGCTCACCGGGTGTTTTGTATTTGCGGGATGGGCTTTACGGACGTATGATTGCTCACTTCGGAGGAGGGGTAGCGGGTACAGCCTTAACTCAGTTTAATGGGAGTGTACTGGCAGTCAGCGAGGCCGCTGGACAAACACCTTTAGCCTGTAAAGGTGCAGTGGGACAAACAAGCAATCTGCAAGAGTGGCAGAATTCGAGTGGGACGGTGTTGGCGGGTGTTGATGAACGTGGCGTGTTATTCAGCAATGCCGGGATAGATACCCAAAGTGTCTATATTGGTGACGGTGCTGGGACAAGGATACAGACTGGAGACCGTAATATCCTTATCGGGTATCAATCTGGGTACGGTGCGGCAGCTGACCAGACCGGAGTTTCTGACAATGTCTGTATAGGCAACTACGCGGGGAAGCACTTATCGACCGGGCAAGATAAAAATGTCCTCATTGGTTCAAACGCGGGGATTAACTGTACCGGGGATGATAACACAATGATCGGCTTTGATGCTGGTTATGGGGTAACATCGGGGGTATCCAATATTATCATCGGTCATTATGCCGGGTACAGGCAAACAACGCTTTCTAATCTGTTGATCGTAGACAACCAACTTAGGGCTGACGCTGCCACGGAACAAAGTAATGCCATCCTTTATGGTGTGATGGCGGCAACTCCGGCAGGTCAAACACTTCGGATCAATGCGACGGCAACTATCAGCGGCGACCTCGATCACGATGGCAGCAATGTCGGATTTTATGGTACGGCACCGGTTGCAAAACAGACCGGCGTGGCGGTGACGGCGGCGGGTATCCATGCGGCGCTGGTGAATTTGGGATTAATAGCGGCTTAGGAGAAATACTATGGCACTACAGAAAATCATAAGCACGGCGATGGGTGTGGAGGGTGATTATCATCGCGTGTTGCAGTTGAATTGCAATTATGACCGGATGGATGCGGTGTGCACGGTTGGCGTGTATGTATCCGCGGCGGCCCGGAATGATGGTAGCACTCCGATTGATAGTTTTCAGGTGGATTTATCTGGACAATTCCACGACGAGAATTACAAAGATGGTGAGGATGCTATGAAGAATATCTCGCTGAAAGAGGCCTATAAGGCGCTGAAGGCGATGGCTGTGGCGGAAGCCGCAAAAACCAAAGACGAAGATGGCAAGAGTGAAAAGTTGGTGTTTTATGCCGATGCAAAGGATCCTCACCATCT